CCCAGACGCGGAGAGGTGCCGGAGTGGTCGATCGGGGCGGTCTCGAAAACCGTTGTACCCTCGCGGGTACCGTGGGTTCGAATCCCACCCTCTCCGCCACATTCAGACACCGAATCCGTCCAAGGGCCCCGATTGGGGCCTTTTTTCTTTTTGTTTCAAAGGGCGTTGGCTGGGCTATCCGCCCTTCGGAGACAGGACGCTTGACGCAGAATGCGTCTCCGAATGGCCTGCGTCTCTCTTCGAGCGCCCCTCGATGGTCACGGGACGGCGTGAAACATCCTCGCATTTCCAATGGGTTGCCGCGTTCATAGGGTCGTCCCGTTCGCGACATCATCTGATGGCGGAGACCGACACGAAAGCGCAGGGCGGTCGGAAGGACGGCTCCTGGCGGCCTATCCCGAGGTCAGCACGGCACTGCGTGCGATCCGCAAGAAAGCGCTGATGACGGATCGGCTATCAAACGATAACGATTACAAAAAAGGGAACGGGTGCGGATGAACCACCAAGCCTACTCGAACGGCATTCAGATAGAACAACTCGAAGGTGGCCTCCTGATACAACAAGGTGGCGAGGCCTACATTGCGCGATCCTGGCGTCTCACGCCCGCCGTCGATCATTTGATCAGGACAGCAACTGCCAGTGGGTTGGACTGGATGATCCGCTCGGATCACCCGCTTCGAAAAGCGCGATGGCCCAATGCGCGAGGCGTTGTCTACTTGGCTTTCTCGGCGTCTCCTGATCTGCAATGGTCCGTCGCGATCGACACATTTCGCCTCGCCTGATCAGTCGAACACCCGCTCCGGCTGGTCGTGCCACGGGAGAGCCGCGACATCGGTCAGTTTCAACAGGGTCACGGCGGGCACCTCGCGCTTGTAGACCAAGCGCTTGAGGACCCCCGGCGCGAGATAGGCGAGCCGCAGCTGTCGGCTGACATGGCGTTCGGCAAGCCCCACGGCTTTCGCCAGATCGGTGACCGTGTTGAAATCACCAGCCTCCATGCGCCGCCGCCAGCCCCACGCCCGGCCGATGGCGCGGAGGATATGCGGATCCTGCGTCCGGTCTTCGCTGGGCAGATAGGTGGCGGGCGGCATGATCTTCGGCCGCCCGTTCTGCCTGCGGACCTTGAGCGGCACAAAGATCTGGATGGACTCGTCGGGTTTCATCATTCCGCCGCCACCTTCTTTCGTGGCACCATCATGTCGCGCATGACGCCCGAGATGCCGTCAGTCCGGACATCGATCACCAGCCCCTCGGACGTCACGGTGACCCGGCGCACCAGCAACTGCACGATCCGGGTCTGCTCCGCCGGGAACAGCTGGCCCCAGACGTCGTCGAACGTCTGCAGCGCGGAGATCACGTCGGCCTCGGCGAAGGCGTGACCCTCGCGCGCCAAATGGGCGATGACCTGCGCCGTGATCGAGGGCGCGCGCATCACCCGCCGCAACTCGGTCACCACGGCCGCTTCCACGAGGTCGGCAGGAAGGCGGCGCGGGATGCCCTCATCGCTGGGTTCGCGATTCTTGATGACGTCCATCGAGACGTAGTACCGGTATCGCCGCGCGCCCTTCTTCGTGCTGCTCGGGGTCATGGCGGCGCCCGTGGCCGTAAAGATCAGCCCCTTGAGCAAGGCAGGCGCTTGCGCGCGGGTGTTGTTGGCGCGCTTTCGCGGGCTCTGCCGCAAGATGGCATGGACCTGATCCCACAGCTGCTCGTCGATGATAGCCTGATGCTCGCCTGGATAGGCCTTGCCCTTGTGGACGGCGTCGCCGCGATAGACGCGGTTCACCAGCACCCTATAGAGATATCCCTTGTCGACCAAGGTGCCCTGCTTGTTGCGGAGCCCTTTGCGGCGCAGTTCGCGGGCCAGCACGGTCGCTGAGCCGACCTCGACGAACCGTTCGAAGATGCCCCGCACGGCGGCAGCCTCGTCCTCGTTCACCACGAGCTTGCGGTCCTTCACATCGTACCCGAGCGGGACGTAGCCGCCCATCCACATGCCCTTCATGCGGGAGGCGCGGACCTTGTCGCGGATGCGCTCGGCTGTGACCTCACGCTCGAACTGCGCGAAGCTGAGCAAAATGTTCAGCGTCAGCCGCCCCATGGACGTCGTTGTGTTGAAGGACTGCGTGACCGAGACGAAGGTCACGCCGTTCCGGTCGAAGACCTCGACCAGCTTCGAGAAGTCCATCAGCGAGCGCGACAGGCGGTCGATCTTGTAGACGACCACCACATCGATCAGGCCGTCCTCGATGTCGGCCAGAAGCTGCTTGAGGCCGGGCCGTTCCAGCGTGCCGCCCGAGATCCCGCCATCGTCATACTGATCGCGGACCAGAGCCCAGCCTTCGGAGCGTTGGCTGGCGATATACGCCTCGCAGGCCTCCCGCTGGGCGTGCAGGCTGTTGAACTCCTGTTCCAGCCCTTCCTCGGAGGACTTGCGCGTGTAGATGGCGCAGCGTTGGCGGCGGATGGGATTTGCGCGCTGATCCATCAATCATTCCCCCGCTTTCGTTCGCGCAACCCGAAGAAGCGGTAGCCATTCCAGCGCGTCCCGGTGATCGCCCGCGCAATCGCGGACAGGGATTTGTACGGTCGCCCCTGCCACTCGAACCCGTCCCGCAAGACCGTGATCGTGTGCTCGACCCCGTTCCATTCGCGGATCAGCCTCGTGCCGACCACCGGATTGCGAGGATCGGCGATCTGGCTCTTGCGTGTCAGGGTGCCGCTGACCTCGTCGGCCAGCAGGTCTAGCATGCGCCGGGTTTCGCGATCAGGGCCTCCATACGTCAGCTCCTGGATGCGGTAGGCCAACCGGCTCTCAAGGAACGCCCGGCTGTTATTCGGTGCCGATGTGGCAAAGATCGTCTGCCACTCCGACTTCAACTGGGGGACGGACATGGACTTCAGCGCGGCTAGGCGCGCGGGGATGGGATCGGACTTCATCATGCGTTTCTCCGGTGAGTTGGAGTTGCATGACGGCATTGGTCGTCGGGATAGTGTAGGCAACGTTCTCCAGTATTGTCAGATACTTCGCGCCCATCCTGCCCGAGCAACCGAACCAGCCCGAGTGCCAGCAGGCCGCAGAGCTCGGCGCGGCGCTCGGCGGCGGTCATCTGGTCGGGAGGCAGGGGATTGGGGCGTTTCATATTCAGTGGCCGTGTTCGGTGGTGGATACCGAACAAAAGCCACCCGGCCGCCAAGGATGGGACATCTCATGAAAGCGGGATCCGAAAATGCGAACAGGAAGAGAACTTCAGGGCTTGCCGATCACGGATTTGTCCATGATTATCGCAGGTTGAATCAAGCAAGAGCAGTAGTTCGTTGAGGTAAGATCATGGCGCGTAAAGCAACTCCGATCAGTCCCCTTGTCCTGGCGCTGATCGAGGATGCGCGCGTGGCTCTTGCCCCAGCGATTCTCTCGGCCCGGGAGGAAGGTGATAGTCACCGCAGTCCCCAGAGGCGACATCGCGGTGTCAAGCGCCGGGCACGGCCCCGCAATCGCGGTCTATAGTCAAGATCAGCATTTTCCGGAGATTTATATGGTACGCGCCCCGGCCAGAACTTGCCCCAATCTTTCTCGGCTATTCGACGAGGCCGAGCCGGAACTGCTGTCCGGATTCCTCAAGAGCAAGGCTTTCGAGAGGCTGAGCTGGCTCGCGCCCTACAGGTTCGACCCCGAGAATCCGGACGGTCCGTCGGTTGCCAGAAACATGCTGCCGCAGGAAAAGAAGGACCGGCTGGGGCCCCTCGAAGCTGAAGCTGCCCGGATCGTCACAATCGCAAGCGACCGTGGCGAGTATGTCCTCGAAGGTCTCGCCAAGACCACGCTCGAACCCGAGCGCGCCAAGGAACTTCTGAACCGGCGGGACAAGCTCGCGCGAAGCCTTTGGGCTTACGCCAACGAACACGGCTTATTTGAAGCGGCGGAGAACAGCCTGCACCTTCGTCTCTACCGGCGCTATGACAAGCACTACCAGACTTTCATGGCCGAGCCTTCGGTCGACGGGGGTCCGGACTCCGGCAGCGCATTGCTCGAAGAGCTTCTGGTCGATCTCAACAAGCGTCTCGATCGCGGCGACGGCTACAGCATCGACAAGTTCGACATCCCCGAGGACGGTGATGAACCGGCGGCGGAGATGTACCTGCTGTTCCATCCCGATCCCCCCACAAGCGTTCGGGAGATCGATGACGACGGCAATCGGTCGAGCATCTATTTTCGGCCGCCTGGAGAGGCGATGATCGTCTACACGCCATCGACCGGGCGGGTCCATGTGCGCGCTGGCAACCGAAAGCTCAGGCACACAGTTGCCGAACGCTTCATCGAGACTGCACTCGAGCAGACCTACTCCAACCAGCCCGTCGACTTTCAGGCCTACGACATTTCGCAGTTCCTGCAAGGACTCGATCTTGAACCGCCGGAACTCGACGACGTCGTGATCGACCGCGCACAGGTGATCCGCGCTGACATCAGCATCGGCAATCTGGCCAACCGTCTCTCGCTTTCCACCACGATCGACCAGGACATCTCCGAAATCATCGACAGCCAGCCGGGCCTTCCGAGGATTTTCGAGCGGGCGCTCGCAATCCGCTTCGTCGAGATTGCGGTCCGGTATTTCCGCGCGGGACGGGATGAGGCGCAAACCCTCAACTTCACCCTCACCGACCGCAACACGAGCAGCCTTCTCAGCATCGACGACCCTTTCGAGCGCGTTCTGGGGCATCGCTTGCTCAGACACTGGAACATCCTCCGTGATGGTCGCGCGCCAGGCGAAGGGGAGAGCATGGCGGTCATGCCCGCCTTGCTGGCCATCTGGGATATCGGAGCTGACAGGGTCACCGGCGCATGGCTCCAAACTCGCGGTGTCGATCCTGGCCTCCTGACCGATCTGGGCTTCCTCGTGCCGGCCGGCTGGGAAGGCGACGACCTGATCGACGATGAAGACGAGGTCGGCCCGGTGGCAGCCGAAGTGGTCGTTCGTATCGAGAAGGGAGATGCGGAGGAAGAAGACCGTAAGGTGGCCGACCTCAAGGTCACCGAGGGACAGGCGACGTCTGCGGGCAACCCGGATCGCTACAGGATCTATCGGGTGCGTGACGGCTGGGTCGCGCAACACCTGAAGGAACGTCTCGAAAAGGCGCTCGATGCGCCCGCCATCGAGAAGCTGACCGATCATCTCCTCTACCTTGGAACGCTCAGTGTCGATGGCGGCGATGTTCCGATCTACCTTGCGCGTGGTCTCGACCGGGAGAGGGTCCGGTCTGCCGTCGATACGGAACTTCGGGCGCGCCACAACCTCGGTATTGGACTGGTTCTGCAGGCCGGCACCGCTCCCGGACCGTGCCTGGCGGCCAATGTTCTGACGCCGCTTGTTGATCAGATCGACACCAAGCAAGCCGAAATCGCGTTGGTCGCAGACAAGCTCCGGTCCCTGTTCCGGCGACATCGGATATTGGCCCGTGGAGGCATGACGGTCGGACTCACCCGTAGCGGCGATGATATCGCGACCCTCTTCGTGCCAGGGAAAGGCACCATCGACATCAAGGGCGAAAACCGCATCCAGATCATCCAGCGGCTGGTCGATGCCCACAACAACGGCCCGATGCCGATGTCGACCAAGGATCTTGTCAAGGGAATCGCTGAAGACCAGTCCCTGTCGAACATCTTCAAGCAGCCGCTGTGGGACAAGCTGAAGGCCAACTTTCTGAGAAGTCTTGGCGCCAAGGGGCCGTGGGAGATCGCAATCTGACAGCTGGCTCCGATCCGGCTCCGATTGGGGGGTCTGACGGGCTCCGATTCTTCAGGCCAATGGGAGTGCTCCATCGATCAGAGGAGCACTTCCATGCCGACTCCCTTCCCCCCGCGCCAGACAGCCCAGTCGAGCTGGTCCGGCGCCGCAAAGACCAAGCCCACCACCCACAACTCGGAATGGCGCTGCACGCGCTGTGACAAGCTGCTCGGCGTCTGCCGGGACGGCCGCATGCACCTGCGCTTCGCGCGGGGGCACGAGTATCTCGTGGGCTTTCCGGTTCAGGCCACCTGCCGCGGCTGCGGCACGCTGAACAACGCGACCGCACCCGCGCGCTGACGCGCGCATTCACCCAACCCCCTGAAATCGCAGAGACGCGCGACGTCCTGACCTGGCCACGAGAAGGCGCCGGACGCCTGGCCGCAAGGCAGGCGTCCGATGTCCTTCGCGTGGCACGAGATCCGTGATCACCTCATGCATTCATCCTCCAACCTTCACTTCCAGCGCAGTTTCGACGCCGTCCGGCGCGCGCAGGCCGACCTCGCACCGTTCCGGGATCCGGCGGCCCTGCTGGACGGGCTGCATCGCAGCCCCGGCGATCAGGGCCAGAAGAACCTGATCCTCTTCGCGCTCGTCAGGGCGGCGCAGGGCGACGGGCCCGCGTCCGACTGCGCCCTGACGCTGCTGTTGCTGGCGCTCTGGCCCGGCCTCGACGCCATCCGCCGCCGGTCGATCTGGCGCAGGATCGGCACCGCCGACGAGGTCGCCTCCGACGTTCTGGCGCGCACCACCGAAGCGGTCCGCGGCCTCGACCTCGGGCGCGTTAACTGGATCGCGGCCACGGTGCTGCGCAACGTCGAGCGCGACATGATCCGCGCGCGCCAGCGCCACACGGCGCGCGCACATCTCGCCAGCGGCGCCGATCCCGAAGAGGTGGCGGACACGGGCGTCAGTGGGATCGGGGCGGCCGGGTACGCACGACTGAACGGCGCCATGCGGAAGCTGCTCGGCGATGACGCCCTGCTGGTGATCCGCGTGGCGATCGAGGGCTTCTCGCAAGCCGAGGTGGCCGTCGAACTGGGGCTGACCGAGGCCGCCGCCCGTAAGCGGTACCAGCGCGCCATGCGCCGGCTGCACGACGCCCTCCAGGAAATTCCGTGAGCCGCTGTCCCGATCCGGTCCCGCCGGTGGCTTTTCCCATTCGAGCGCCCCGAGCGCCTTTCCTCCAACCGAAAGCAGACACGCATGAACCGCACTGCCGATCTGTCGCTCGAGGATTTCAGGCGTCTTCCGGGGCTCTATCGCCGCTGGGAACTGACCGAGGTCTGCGAGCCCAACCGCAACTATCAGATCGAGGACGCCGGCGCACATGCCGACGGGACGCCGCTACTGGCGATCTACGTCGCCGAGCCCGCGCCCGACGTCCGCGAGGCCGCGTGATGGGCCTCCTCGATCACCTCATCCCACGGAGAAAAGCCATGCCGGACCAGCCGGACGACATCACCCGTCTTCGCGCCGCGAGCTACGCCCTCGAAGACCTCCCCGAAACCATCTCCCTCCCGCAGCGCCCTGGCGACGAGCCGCGCGAGCCGCTGCCGGTCGTCGAGGCGACCGTCGACGAGATCGCCTTCGCGATTGTGGAAGCGGAACGCGAGAGCACGGCCGCCTACCGCCGCGCCGACGCGCTGAAGCGGCTCTACAAGCTCGCCCGCGAGGCGGGGTGCATCGGAGCCGACCGTGCCGCCGCGGCGGTGATGAAGAAGGAGGGCCAGTGATGGCCCTTCCCATCATCGGCGCCGATGAGCGGCTCGCGCAACGCAAGGGCATCAAGGGCGTCATCTTCGGCCGGTCCGGCATCGGCAAGACCAGCCTGCTCTGGACGCTGAATGCCTCGACCACGCTCTTCCTCGACCTCGAGGCCGGGGATCTGGCGGTCGAGGGGTTGGAGATCGACACGCTCCGGCCCCGCACCTGGAAGGAATGCCGCGACTTCGCGGTGTTCATCGGCGGGCCGAACCCGGCGCTGCGCGAGGACCAGCCCTACAGCCAGGCGCATTACGACGAGGTCTGCGGGCGCTACGGCGATCCGACGGTGATTGGGAAGTACGAGACCGTCTTCATCGACTCGATCACCGTCGCCGGGCGGCTCTGCTTCCAGTGGTGCCGCGGCCAGCCCGAGGCGTTCTCCGAGAAGACCGGCAAGCCCGACATCCGCGGCGCCTACGGGCTGCATGGCCGCGAGATGATCGGCTGGCTGACCCACCTGCAGCACACGCGTGGAAAGCATGTCTGGTTCGTCGGGATCCTCGACGAGCGGCTCGACGACTTCAACCGCAAGATTTTCCAGCCGCAGATCGATGGCAGCAAGACCGGGCTCGAGCTGCCGGGCATCGTCGATCAGGTCATCACCATGGCCGACATCCCGGACCCCGGCGGCCAGCCGCAGCGCGCCTTCGTCTGCCATACGCTGAACCCCTGGGGCTATCCGGCCAAGGACCGGTCCGGCCGCCTCGACAGGGTCGAGGCCCCGCATCTCGGTCGGCTGATGGAGAAGATCCAGCGCCCCGCGGCGCCAGCCTCCGAACGCCTGACCTGGCCGCCGGTGACGCCCACCGATCCCGCCCCGGCGCAGGAGCCCGGCCATGGCTGAGCGCCTCTCGCCACGCCCGGTGTCCCGATCCGGTCGCCGGGGTGGCTTTTCCCATCTGACGCCGCTGCGCGTCCCATCCTCCAACTGAAAGGAGCCGCGCAATGACCGGACCCTGGAACGACTTCAACTCCGCGCAATCCAACACCAACGTCATCCCCAAGGGCACGCTTGCCAAGGTGCAGCTCACCCTGCGCCCGGGCGGCTTCGACGACCCCTCGCAGGGCTGGACAGGTGGCTGGGCGCGCCGCGCCGCCACTGGCGCCGTCTATCTCGACGCCGAATACACGGTGCTCGAGGGGCCCTACGCCCGGCGCAAGGTCTGGTCGCTGATCGGCCTCTACAGCCCGAAGGGCCCGGACTGGGCCAACATGGGGCGCGGCCTGATCCGCGGCATCCTCAACTCGGCGCGCGGCGTGTCGGACAAGGACAACTCGCCCGAGGCGCAGGCGCGCCGCCGCATCAACGGGTTCGGCGATCTCGATGGCGTCGAGTTCATCGCCCGCATCGACATCGGCACCGACACCAACGGCGAGGACAAGAACGAGATCCGCGCCGCGGTCACCCCCGACCATCGCGACTATGCCGCGCTGATGGGCACGGTCGCGCCGCAGGTCTCCGCCGCCCCGGCGCAGGGCCAGGCCCCGCAGCAGCCCGCCACCGCCACCCAGCCCAGCCAGCCCGCGTCCGCCCCCGGCGCCGCCGGTCGGCCCAGCTGGGCGCAGTAAGGGGGGGATCGGCCATGCGCCTGCGCCCCCGCCAGAAGACCTTCGTCGAGCGCAGCGTGGCTGCGCTCGCTTCCCGCGGCAACACGCTGGGCGTGGCGCCCACCGGTGCGGGCAAGACCATCATGCTCTCGGCGGTCACCGGCGAGATGATCGGCGACGGCGCCAAGGCCTGCGTGCTGGCGCATCGCGACGAGCTGACGGCGCAGAACCGCGCCAAGTTCCAGCGCGTGGTGCCGGGCGTCCCCACTTCGGTGATCGACGCCACGGAGAAGTCCTGGGGCGGTCAGGTCGCCTTCGCCATGGTGCCGACGCTGGCGCGGGCCTCGAACCTGGCCGACATGCCCCGCCTCGACCTGCTGGTTGTCGACGAGGCGCACCATGCCGTCGCCGACAGTTATCGCCGGATCATCAACCGGGTGCGCGAGGCCAATCCCGATGCCCGCATCTTCGGGGTCACCGCCACCCCGAACCGGGGCGACAGGAAGGGCCTGCGCGAGGTCTTCGACAATGTCGCCGACCAGGTGCGGCTGGGCGAGCTGATCGCCTCGGGCCACCTGGTGCCGCCGCGCACCTTCGTCATCGATGTGGGCGTGCAGGACGAGCTGCGCTCGGTCCGCAAGACCATGTCGGATTTCGACATGGAGGAGGTCGCGGGCATCATGGACCGCGCCCCCGTCACCGACGAGGTGATCCGCCACTGGAAGGAGAAGGCGGGCGACCGGCAGACCGTGGTGTTCTGCTCCACCGTCGCGCACGCCGAACACGTCACCGACGCCTTCAGGGCGGCGGGCGTTTCCGCCGCGCTGATCCATGGCGACCTGGCGGCCGAGACCCGCAAGGCGATCCTCGCCGACTACGCGGCGGGCAGCATCCGCGTCGTCGTCAACGTGGCGGTGCTGACCGAGGGCTGGGACCACCCGCCCACCTCCTGCGTCGTGTTGCTGCGCCCAAGCTCCTACAAGTCCACCATGATCCAGATGGTCGGGCGCGGCCTGCGTACCGTCGATCCCGAGGAACACCCCGGCATCGTCAAGACCGACTGCGTCGTGCTGGATTTCGGCACCTCCAGCCTGATCCACGGCACGCTGGAACAGGATGTCGATCTCGACGGGAAGACCGAAACCGGCGAGGCGCCGACGAAGACCTGCCCTGCTTGCGAGGCGGAGATCCCGCTGGCCGCCACCGAATGCCCGCTCTGCGGCGAGGCGTTCCCGCGGGAGGACGAAGAGGCCGGTGAAGGCGGCGGTGCCGCGCCGCTCTCGGGCTTCATGATGACCGAGATCGACCTGCTGAAGCGGTCCAGCTTCGCGTGGGTCGACCTCTACGGCACGGACGACGCGCTGATGGCCACGGGCTTCGCAGCCTGGGGCGGCATCTTCTGGCTGGACGGGGTCTGGTACGCCATCGGCGGGGCGAAGGGCGAACGTCCCCACCTGCTGGGTGTCGGCGAGCGAACCGTCTGCCTCGCGCAGGCCGACGACTGGCTGAACACCCACGAGACCGACGAGAGCGCCTTCAAGACCCGTTCCTGGCTGCGCCAGCCGCCGACCGAAAAGCAGCTGCAGTATCTGCCGCCCGAGTGCCGCCATGACTTTGGCCTGACGCGCTATCGCGCCTCGGCGCTGATGACCTTCGGCTTCAACAAGCGCGCCATCCGCCAGCTGATCGACACGGCCGCCCGGCCCGAACGGAGGGCGGCATGATCCATGGCCTCCATCACTCCCATCCCGGCCGAGGACCGGCGGCGGCTCTGGCATCCGCGTGGAACGCTCTGTGCTGTCTGCCGGCAACCCACCCGTGGCTTTGGCTGGTTCGATCCGCACCGGTCGAAACGACCCCGGCCCTCGGTCTGGTTCTGCTCGATGCCCTGCCAGTCCTTCTGGACGCGCTTGGCCAGGGAGCGTTTCGCCATGGTTGACCTGACCGAGGAAGAGCGCGCGGCGATCACCGCCACCATGAAGCGCGTGGCGCTGCTGATGGATGAGATCGGCTGGGCCACCCCGCTCGGCGAACTGACCGAGGCGCAGGTGCGCGCGCTGATCGAGGAAGCCGTCGAGGGCTTCCGCGAGGCAATGTCCGACATCGCAAGGGCCAACGCGCCGGAGGTGCCGTTTTGACCCTCGATTACAACCATCGTCCCAGCTTCGCCGACCGGGTGAACGCAGCGGTCGACCGGGCGCTCACCGCCGATCAGGGAACGCGGCCGACCCGCGACTACCTCGGCGGCTCGCGTCTCGGCCATGCCTGCGAGCGCGCCCTGCAGTTCGAGTTCACGGCGACGCCGAAGGACGAGGGCCAGGACTTCAGCGGCCAGTCGCTGCGCATCTTCGCCATCGGCCATGCGCTCGAGGATCTGGCTATCGCCTGGCTGCGCGGCGCGGGCTTCGACCTCTACACGCGCAAGGGCAACCGGCCCGATGGCGGCCAGTTCGGGTTCTCGGTCGCGGGCGGGCAGATCCGCGGCCATGTCGACGGCATCGTCGCGGCCGGGCCCGAGGGCTTCGGGCTTGCCGTTCCCGCACTGTGGGAATGCAAGACCATGAACGCGAAGAACTGGCGCGCCTGCGTCAAGGACGGCGTGACCAAGTCGAAGCCGGTCTACGCCGCCCAGATCGCGCTCTACCAGGCCTACATGGAGGCGACGGTCCCCGGCATCTCGGCCGCGCCCGCCGTGTTCACCGCGATCAACAAGGACACCGCCGAGCTTCACCATGAGCTGGTGTCCTTCGACGCCGATCTCGCGCAGCGCATGTCCGACCGGGGCGTGCGGATCCTGCAGGCGACCGATGCGGGCGAATTGCTGCCGCGCGTCGCCACCACGCCCGACTTCTTCGAATGCCGCTTCTGCCCGTGGTCCGAGCGCTGCTGGGGGCTGCCCTCATGAGCGACGATGGCATCCTGCATTTCAACCCGTGGATGGACTTCAACGACGGGCCACCGTCCGAGAACCCGTTCGGCTGCGACCCCGACCCAGAGCAGATCGCCCTCTTCCTCGATACGGTCTTCAGCTGGTGCGAGGGGCTGATCCCGCTCCGCGGCTTCGTTGACAAGGGTCAGGGCCGGGACGGCAAGCCGCACAACATCTGGATCCCCGCCGACGACACCGCGCCGGGGAAACTCGCGACCTTCGCCGCGTGGGCGAACCGCGAGGGCGCGGCGGTGTATGTCATCCCCGGCACCGTCGCCGAGCAGGGCCAGGCCCGCGCCGCCGACGTGCTGCAAATGCAGGCCGTCGTCGTCGATCTCGACGCGGGCGACATCCCGGCCAAGCTGGACCATGTCACCCGCCACCTCGGCGCGCCCACGCTCATCATCGAAAGCGGCGGGCGCACGCCTGAGGGAGCTGCGAAGCTGCATGTCTGGTGGCAACTCACCGAGCCCGCCGAGGGCGATGACCTGGCCACCCTCTGTCGCCTGCGCGGCGAGATCGCCGTGAAGGTCGGCGGCGACACGCATTTCCGGTCGGCGCACCAGCCGATCCGGGTGCCCGGCACGGTCTATCACAAACACGGCCACCAGCGCCTCGTGCAGATCCGCGAACATCGCGACGTCGAGGTCGACCTTGCGGACTTTGCCGATCGGGTCGCCGAGATGCCGCCGCTGCCCGGCGTGGGCTTCGCCAGCGACGTTGCCGCGCCGACCGAGAAGCCCGGCATCGACGCGGTGCTCACCACGCCGGTGCGCGAAGGCGCGGTTGACGACTGGTCCCGGTTCCAGGGGGCCAGTGCCGCCATCGGCCATTACGTGCGCCTGGTGCACGAGGGCCGCCTCGACCCCTTCGCAGGCTGGGAGGCGATCTGCGGCTACAACGCCGCCATGCTGCGCCCGTCCTGGCCGCTCGATCGGCTGCAGGCCGAGTCCGAACGCCTCTGGGCGCTGCATGTGAAGCGCAACGGTCCGCCGCTCCTGCGCGCGGCCCACGTCAATGCCCCGGCCAGCCCGCTGCCGACCTTCAGCCTCGGCGCTCTCCTCGACGACACCAGTCAGATGCCCGAGGACATCATCGGCCCGCGCGTGCTGACGCCGGGCGGGCTGCTGGTGCTGGGCGGCGCGCCCAAGGTCGGCAAGAGCGACTTCCTGATCTCTTGGCTCGTGCACATGGCGGCGGGCGTGCCGTTCCTCGGCTTCACGCCGCCCCGGCCGCTGCGCGTGTTCTATCTGCAGGCCGAGATCCAGTATCACTACCTGCGCGAGCGCATGCAGCAGATCGCGCTGCCCACCGCCGTGATCGCCGCCGCGCGCGACACCTTCATCGCCACGCCGAAGCTGAAGCTGCTGCTGGACGCGGAGGGCGTCGCCCGCGTGGCCGAGGCGATCCGGGCCGCATTCCCCGACGCGCCGCCCGACATCATCGTCATCGACCCGATCCGCAACCTCTTCGACGGCGGGCCTGACGGCGGCGGCGAGAACGACAACACAGCCATGATGTTCTTCCTGAAGGACCGGGTTGAGCTTCTCCGCGAGGCGGTCAATCCGGACGCGGGCGTCATCCTCGCCCACCACACCCGCAAGGCCACCAAGCACCAGGTCAAGGACGATCCCTTCCTCGCGCTCTCCGGCGCAAGCGCGCTGCGCGGCTTCTACACCTCGGGGCTGCTCATGCACCGGCCCGACGAGGACAGCACCGTCCGCAGGCTGGAAATCGAACTGCGGAACGGCCCTGCGCTACCGGGCAAGCTGATCGACAAGGTGAAGGGAGAGTGGGTTGAGCTGAACCCGATGAACGAGCGCCTGGTACGCAAGGAGGTCGGCGCCAAACTCGATGCCGAGCGGCTGCGCAAGCACGATGTCATCCTCGGCATGCTGCTGGATGAGGCGGCGAGCGAGCGCCTCTACACCGCGATGCAGTTCGCCGAGACCTTCGAGAACCGGGTCGGTCTGGGCAGCAAGCACACCATCCGCGAGCGCCTCAGCGTGCTGGCGACCAAGGGCTTCGTTAAGTTCCTGCGCGACCCTACGGGGTTCGGTTTCCCCGTCACCCGGTCGCGGTTCGGCTACCTCTGCGTCGAGGGAATGCAGTTCGGCGCACCCGTCGATCATGTCGATCCGGACACCGGCGAGGTCACCACGGAGGTCCGCCCGGTCCTGCCCAGCCACTTCAAGTGCCCCCAATCCGGGCTCTGCCTGCAGGTCGAAAACCCCGCTGTCTGGGTCTACCCGGAGGGGCTCGAGGACGACCTAACTCATATGAGTGAGGCCTGACTCATATGACAG